GGGGTTCATCAAGGTTTTCTAGTTGTCCCTTGTAATGTTTACTTACATTATCATTATCATCTACTAGACTCTGTATAAACTTTCTGTAAGGTTTTAATGTGTTATCTCTACTAGGTCTGTAGTATTCAGTGTACACCCAATTCTTAGCTGGGTTACATGTTAGTAATAGTTTTGGTATAATGTTGTTCTCATCTAGTTTGTACCTTATCCTACTACTAACAACGTTCTTAGCCTTCTCTGATATCTGATTAGCCTCATCTATGAAAGCTCCTGTTATCTCTAAAGAACCTAGTGAGTCAAAGTTTCTATCACTAGGATATGCAAACAGGTCCTTCAGTATAATCTCACTACCATTAAAGAATGTAATGATATTCGTACTACCATTAAACTTGTAGTGTTCAACCGCTTTGATTCCCCACTGACTACATACTTCAAAGAATGTATTGAGTGTTGTCTTCTTTAGTGTATCTAGTTTAGACCTCCCCATCAGATACCTTGTTTCAGGATATCTTATACACATAATGATTAACCAAGCTACACCCACCCAAGACTTACCACCTCCAGCAGCACCTCCAAATAGTACGTCAGTAGTAGTGTTATCAAACAGGTACTTAACAGCTCTCTTTTGAGTCCTAGTAAAGGTTGGGTTTATATTCATTAGTAGTCGTCACCATCTATGTTTATGTTTATCTTGATAGGTTCGTTATTACTAGTGATATCTAGTTCCTGTTTCTCTATGTAACCACGTTTCTTACCTTTTGTTTTCAGATAGAATATAGTAGCAGCTGTACCGCCGTCCTTCATCTGATTATGTAACTGACTCTCAGCAAAGTCTAAGGCTATGTTCTCTATATCCTGTACTTGTAGAGCAAACTTCTTATCTTCATTACACCACTTGTAGAAAGTACTCCTTGGTATATCTAGTTTCTTACAAGCTGTTGTTACTACTCCTAAAGATGCTTCTAAAGCTTTTAGTAGTGATTCCTTTTTTATGTGCCTACTTTTGTCCATTCTTGAAATGTTTTAGTGGATAGAATATTAATGAGTTTCTGTAGCCATTACTAGCTAATTGATTTATCGGTGTTACTCCATGCATGTTTCTCCAAGCTGGATATACTAACATACTATTGTCTGCCTGTTCTATTGTAGCGTTATAGTCTGGTACATGTAAGCTTCCCCCTGTACTATTAAGTCTCTTTGTAAAGATTATGTTTACAGTGTCTTTGAAGTTACCAGTGTCTCTATGGAAGTTTGCTGGTATGTTAAAGTTAGATATACTACTGGTAAACATAGTACCCAGTTTATTCTTATCATCTACATCTTTGAATATCTCTTGTTGTTTAAGGTAGATTTCTGGTGTTATCTGTTTTATTAGTTGTTCTCCTTCAATACAGCTAGCTAACATTGCCTTTACAAAGGTTTTTGCTGTTTCACACCTATGTACACTACTAGTTGTAGATACCTTTCTCCTATACCTAGGCGCACAACCTCCAAGTATTGTAGAGTATTGTTCTACTCCACTAGCACGTCTCATTGATGACTTCGGTACTCTGTCACTCCTAAACTCTATGTTAGCTACTACTAGTAACTTACCTAGTCTTTCACTGTATTTGTTTACGTCCTTTATGTAGAAGCCTATTGGTATTCCTTTAGATAAGAATATTGTGTCCTCTATAATATTTGCCTCTATGTAGGGACAAACGTCATTAGACTTCCTTTCATGTTCTACTTCTTGTAGTTCTATTTCTTTCATAGGTCTTGTATTATGTTATCAAATTCTATTTTAACCTCTTCTAAAGGTCTGTTATTATCTATCATGTATATCTTACAATATCTTCTACATTTGTTCATTAGTGATATGTGCTCCCTTAACTTCTGGTTGTATGTGTCTATGTTGATATGTTTACCTCTACTAGCAATCCTAGCAGCGTTATTCATGTAGGAGGTCTTTAGGTATACTAGGTGTACTTCATTGTCCCTTGATAACTCCTTAATGTCCTTCTGTTGGCAATACCTACTACCAGCTATCAGTAGACCTTCTTGTTTAGTCCCTTTGATTTTATCCATTACCTCTTTTTTCTTGTAGATAGACAAGCTGTCAGCCCCACAGATATCTAAACCTAACACCCAGTACCTCTCACTAGTCCTTAAGAATATATCGTTAGTTTCCAGTATAGGTCTATGTAACATACTTGACTTTCCTACACCATAGTTACCAACTACAAATACTATCTTTCGCATTCCACAAGGTATTTTTGTTCAAACGTTTCGTACCTAAACTGCCATAGAACGTCCCAATAAACACCCTGCCGTACGTTTTCTGACATCTTCTCAATCTCTTTGGCTATTCGGTCAATATAGTACCCAATGTACCTTTTTTCACCGATTCTATATTTCTTGTAAGCACACAGGGTTGTCTCTATTTGAAAGACATTACCATTGTAGTTCCTTAAGTAACCTTTAAATACCTCATGTAGCATTACTAAGTCCTCTTTTTGTAACCTCCTTTTTGTTCCATGTGTAACAAGGTCTGGTCTATTTATACTGAAAGCTAATCCATTCCTACAAGACTCTGCTTCCAACATGTTAAGGTACGTAGGCTTGTGAGTGATATCAGTAATAGAGTTCAGTACGTCTAGGTAGTTAAACAGACTAAACCTACCAAAGTACTTGATAGCTTCTATCTTATTATACATCTGTGTCCAGTTACTACACTTGAAGTACCTCCTTTGACTTGTACCGCATAAGGACCTGTAAGACCTAACCGCTTGTATAAACTGATTGTTTGATTTAATCCTTAGTCTATCTGTTTGGAACACTAGCTTGTGTTTGTTATTGTCCCACCAGTCGCTCATCCTTCCCAAGTCTGCCTTTATGTAGTCTGGAAATTCGTTGTATATGTAAAAGGTAGTCGTAGCACTATAGGTACATCCGTACAAGAAAGATATCCAGTACCTCTGTTCTATGTTAAGCTCGTACCTGTCTGCTAGGTATTGTAAGCAAATTATAGACGGGTCCACATCTTTAGCCTCCATAGACCTGTCGTGATACTCCTTGTAAGACATTACGTTACCATTCATATAACTTGTGTTCTATTGTATTAGTAGCTTCAACACCAACCCTTGATAGTATATCCCTAGTAGAGGCTATTACCACCCTGTCTTTGTTTTGGTTGTAGTACATAGGTCTATGTTTGTTCCTGTAAGCAAATAACGTTTCGTTCTTTATGTAAGTAGTAGCGAATGAAATAGATTTATCTGTAAGGAAGTCTTCATTGTCTAGGTTGTCTACTAATATCCACCCGTCATTATCACTAGGTATAGTTGTTTCATATTGAAACTCCATGTTAGACTTTGATAGTTGACTGATGACTCCATTAAACACTAGTGCTAATTTATCCTTACTGTACTTCACTAATGGTTGATTGTTGTTTAAGTCCTTGTAGTCTCCACTTGTAGAGTATCTTAAATGTGCTACAAACAATTCAGGTTTCTCCTTTAGTAAAGTCTCTTTAAAGTTCTTGTAGTCTAGTGAGTGGTATTGTCCTTCGTTACTGTAGTAACCGAACGCATGTACACCTCTTATTCTACTTTCATCTAGTAGGTTCCTTACTAGGGTTTCATCAAACTTTCCCTTGTAACCTATTATACTACACATTATCTTTAAGAGCCTCTAGTAAAATAGTTCCTAGGTAAACTTGTTCTAATCTTAATTTCTTTAGTAGTTCTGATATCTCTTCAAAGTCATCTGTGTTAACAGCTATCTGTACAAACCTCTTATTATTTTCTCTAAGCTCATCTAGTTCATTATCTAGGTCAAGGTCATCAAGTACAGAGTAATCAGCCTCCTCTTCTGGTTGCCATACATCTAGTCCCCAGTCCTTCAAGCTTTCACTGTCCCAATCGTTTGCTAGTATAGACCAATCCCATTCTCCAAAGCCTACATTATCCTTTACAATAAACTCCTTTTGTTCTTTCTCTGTAAGGTCGTCAGCTATTACTACTGGTATTGTTTTCAATCCTGCTTCAATACAAGCCTTGTGTCTCATGTTACCTCCTAGTATAATCATATCACTGTTTACAATTACAGGTCTTAAATCTAACATCTTTGGAAATTCCTTGATTGACTGTACTAGTTTCTTAAATTTTTCATCCTTGATTACTCTAGGATTATTTTCGTTCGTTTGTAACTCATTGATTTTTACTTGTTTAACTTTCATAGTTGTATATAGAATTTATTTGGTTTTATTTGGTGGTGGTATTACAATACCTAAATCTGTTATTGCCCATATTCTGATTCTCTCACAGTACTGGTTGAACTCTTGTTTATTCATTTCACTTGTAGCTATGGGTGTAAATTGTTTTTTCAGTATGTTATGCATCTCAAACTGGAAGTAACCTAAATCATCTCCTAGTACTTTAACAATACATTTCCAGTAGTAGTTATTTTGTGCCTGTGTTCTCATTCTACATTGTTATGTTTAAAATCATTCCATAATGTATTACTATGATTTGTATCACTGTCAGGTCTTTTTACCTCTGGCATACCTTTGTAATCATCTGTCAACACCTGTTCCATGTAAACCTCACAACACATAGCGTCCTTACAGACTAGGTCGTTACCTCTAGTAATAAACTTTACCTTGTAAATGTCTTTCTCTGTATTACACTTTAAGCATCTGAATTTCATCTATTTGTTTTATTTTATCTAGTAGTTGTTGTGGAGTGTAGATAGTTAGCTTACTGTTATAATTCTTATATATCTGTGTAAACTCCTTTCTGATGTCGTCAAAGGTCCACAAGGACTGTACTTTGTTATCTACTTGGTTTTGTAGGATTGTCTTTATGTTCTTGTAGGTCATGTTTTTTTAGGTTGTTTCTGTAGATGTTTTTTCTGATACTGGTCTTTACCTGTGAAGATATGTACATACCTATCACCATACCAACACCTACTGTTATTATTATTACTACTATATCCATTACTTAATTAGTCTTTTTATTCCGTTGTAAGCTTCCT